GGTTGAAGCGAGTCGACATCTGGTGCGTACGCACGTTTTGCTTGGTGCCATAGGCCGGATCAGCCAGGGAGACATTGCCGCCCGAGATCGTGAAGCGATTGCCAGCCGTCTTGCCATGCGTCAATGCCAGGCTGCCATTCACTTGACCAGAGACCGTGCTATACCAGTCTTTGGTCGCGATCGAGACCGCCTCCAGACTGATGGTGCCGGATGAGGCCCGCTGAGTCAGGGAAAGGCTGTCTGCCAGATTGATAAAGTCCAGGAAGTCGATCGTATTGCCGGTGTCGAACTCGAATTTTTCGAGACCAATGCCATAGGCGCCGAACAGGCCAAAGAACGGCGTATTGTCTTTGTTGCACAGCAAAGGCTTTTGAAATCCGGTGAACACATTGGTCGGCATGGCCGCATCGGTGACTGGCGCAAAAATGCCGGTAAAGCTGAAGTTGAACAAGGGCCGTTTATTGACCTCTTGCGTGGTCTTGCAATTGCCCTTCGCGCCGATGAATTTGTGCAGAATGCCATCGAGATAGGCATAAAGCGTGAGCGACTCTTCGCTGGTAGAGATCGGTTTGTAAACGGCACCAGGGGCAATGCTGTAGAGACTGGTGGCATCAGTGGTAATCCATGTGGATGCGGCGACGGTCGCGATCTTGGTCGTGCCGTCATAGTCCACGATCACGCCACTCTGGCCGTTGCCGGTGCCACCGGTGATCGTGATCGGCAATCCATTGTAAATATCGTTGACCGCGCTGGCAGCGGCGGCCAGCTTGATCCCATTTGAGCCACCGCCCACCTGACCTGTGCCAGTAACGGCAGTCGCATTCAGAGTTTCACTGGCACCGCAGCCACGCATCAGTGGGCCCCATGCGGGTGCAGCGCCCGCAACGCCTGCTCCGGCAATTTCAACCGGCAGATCCAGCCGGCAGGTGATCGAGCCCAGAAGCTTTTCGTACTGGCCCAGATATGAGCGGATCAGCTCGCGATCTTCCTCGCGCAGCTCCATTGGGGTCAGAGTGGGTTGGCCAGCCAGCAAAATGGAATTGGCGGCACCGGTAGGCACTGCGTCCGTACCAGAGGTAGTCTCAACCTTAGCCAGCACGCTCGTAATGTTCAGCTTTTTCATGTGTTCAGTCCTTAGTGATGATCAAGCCGGGCTCAGGCGCTTGCCTTGGCCTTGCTCTTGCTGCCAGAGGTAGTCACATCCGATTCAGTCGCTACCGTCTCGGAGGTGAATTCAGAGGCGGGAACCGGCACCTTGCTTTCCAGGGGCAGCTCTTTAGCAGGCTCTGTCCCTTCAAGCTTTTGAATATCCGCACCGTCCACAATGGCGTAGCTGCCACCTGTACCTGGTACGAACGTTTCGTCTTTTTTCATCGTGTTCTCCTAGAAAAATTCAACTGTGGTTAACTGCAACAACGCCGAGTGGCAAAGCACATTCGCAAACATCACGGATTTCGACTCCAGCAACTGGATGCCGACTTCACCATCCTCGAGGTCGGTACCGGATGTCAGGCCCCCCAGCGTGATGTCTTCGCGGAAGGTGGTGGCGACCGCGTCAATGAGGTTGTCGAACACCAGGCCGCTTTCATTCTCGTCATCAAAGCCGCTAAATCCGCGTATGTGCCAGGTCGTGATCTTCACGGTCCTGCCTGAGGTCGGGGTGTTCTGGTTAAAGTCGTAGCGGTGTACATACCAGCCACGCAGCACGGTCTCGCCATCGATGTCGGATACATAAAGCGCTTTCAGCTTGCCCAGGTCTTTGGCAAAACGTTCGCGGGTATGGACAGGGCCGATACGCGGGATCGCGGCGATCCTGTCGATAATCGCCTGGCGAACTGGATCAATGGTGGCGCTCATAGTTGATTGATCCTGGCCTCTACGCGATCCATGCCACGGTCATAGATGGCTTCGAGCTGTGGCTCCAGATCGCGGAGGCTGTTCGTGAACATGAATTTCCCCTGGGTGCCATAGCGCTTGATCTTCCACTTGATGCGCTCGGCAATGTTCTTGGCCTGCTCTTCGTTTTTGGCCTCGGGTATACGGGCTTTAACCCAGGCGGTCAGCGCCGTCATGCCTTCCAGGGAAATGCTATGTGGCTTGGTGCCCAATTCGACGGGCACCACATACTCCATCGCAGATCCAATCATCCCACTTACTCCAAGAGGATGGACGATAGGAGTTTCGCCGATGATGCTCTGGCGAAGCGTTCCGTTTGCGCCGACAGGCGTCCGGTCTTGCACTTCGCGCACCAGGAGAAACTCAGCCTCCTCAGTGGCGGTTACCATTTCTTCGATGAGAATCTCAGGAGCTTTCACCAGCGCATGGCGATACGTCTCTGGATTCTTGATCGAGATATTGGTGGTGATGTTCGTCATAGCGGCCTCCGGCCGTTATGGGTCAACCGAGTGCGGCCAGCGCTATCAGTGCCTTTCATTCTTACCACTACACCGCTGGCCACGTTGCGCTTGGGGTCGATGCCCAGCTCATCAAAATAGCGACGGCGCAGCGCGGCAGCGCGCTTGGCGTATTCACTTGCCTTGGAAATATGGTTGACCGAGTCAGCGCTGATGGTGCTGTCTTGGTCGCCTGAATACATCGTGGCCAGCTGGTCACACAGGTTGGCAGCCGCCAGAAAGCTAATGGCTTCACGGTCGAGTACTGGCGTGGTGTCTTGCGTGTCATCGACGATGTGGGGCACGGTAAAGGTCACGCGAACTGACGATCCTGCTGCTGCACCTGCTGATAGCATGATCTTGGGTCCGGTGGGCGTCTGGTATAGCAGCCATTCGTTGTTCTGCAGCATAGTGGGTGGAAAATCGCCCACCGGGTATTCGATCGTGGTGATGGTGCTGGACTCATCCCAGCCTTCAGGCAGATCCAGCAGCTGGCCTCCGGCCGAAGTGACGTCTTTCACCAGGGAGCGTGGGCGCACCTTGCTGTAGCTGATGACAGCAGCCAATGCTGCAGCTTCCTGATCATCCGGACCAATTTTGTCGGCGGAGTCGCGGAACTGCATCTCGACCTGGTGAATGAGATCACTGAGGGCCATGACAGACCTATTTGCGCACGACGGTCAACAGGACCGTGATGTCGTTCCAGGTAGGCGAAGTGCCGCCGATCGTCAGATCCACCGTAATCACCGCCTCGTCTGCGAGATTCGATGTGGTAATGGTGGCCTCAGACACTGCGCCCGCTGTCACGGCCACCGGCGCACTCAGCACGGTGGTACCGCCTGCCTTCACATCCACGGTCAACGTGGGGGAGGTGCCGCCCGATGCTCGGGCTGAGGTGCTGACGCCGACTAACTTGGCGGGGAAAGGCAAGGCAAAGCGGGCAACACCAGCAGTGGTGGCGGTGTACTGCCCACTGATATGGAAGGGGATAACGACTTGCTGGACGGAGAGGTTGTAGTTCGTGGTAGCCGCATTCGCGGGCACCGCCAATGGTGGAAGTACCGAAAGCGCGGCAGCAAACAGAATGCCGACCAGCGCGCGTGTGAAAAAGCTTTTTACCATGATGAAATCCTTTGAAATTGAGAGGTTTTAAAAATCGGCCCTCAAGCAACTGAAGGCCGATTTGCTTGCTACGTCAGAAACTCATTAGCTCTGGTTAACCTGCTACCACCGCCTTGGTCGTTGCCTTTTCGCCATCAACCAGCCAGTTGCCGCCATAGACATGCTTAATCTTGTAGGTGATCTTGTCGTTGGAGAACAAGCTGCCGGAGGTCGGGCTGTCTTGGACAAACAACTCAGGTTCTTCACGACCGTCCAGGAAGTCGATCTCCAGAGCGGGAAGCACATTCGGCGAAGCCAGGGTCACCCAGTCAGTTGCGTCAAGCCAGTAATCCACAGTGATGATTTCAGGGTTGAGCGACTGAATGAAGGTCTTGTCATTGTTGGTGCCACGCACAAACATGTCATAGACCGTATCCTGCAGTTCAAACGGCACCAGAATCATGGCAGGGGATGTCGCCAGCCGCTTGGAGCTGCCGGAGCGTGTCATCTTCTGCATAGCCAGGCGGTGAGCCTTGTACTCGGTGCTGCTGAGTGCGCCGGTGAAGAGGTTGCCGTGGGTGGCGTGATACATCGCCACGCCGTCATACGTCACTGGGTTGGTGCGGAAGAAGTCAAACACGAACTCATACAAGGTGTTTTTCGCGGCCAGCGCCATCTCTGTTGGAATACGCGAGATCAGACGCACATCGTCGTTCTTGATGGCTTCGATGGTGACGGACTCAACACCGCCGCGCTTTTCGACCTTCCAGGTGGCTTCATCGTCGCCTGGAGTATTCAGATCCGGATACGGATCACCTTGCGCGACGATTGAGAGATTGCCGTAGCCACCCACGCGACCCATACGCTGAGTGCGGAAGTCGCTGGCATTACCCTTAAGGCAAACCTTGGACCAGCTGTCCAGGTTGGTCATGCCGATGTAACTCTGCATCATGCGGCGGGTAATCGAATCACCCAGCACTTCGCTAAAAGTGGACGTATCAATCGCTTCGCGGAAGCTCGCCCCTACAGATTCGCGCAGCTTGCTCATGTCGCAATCACGAAGCTGGCCGGTCACGCGGCGGTCGCCAGTAATCTCGATGTAGCATTCCTTGAAGCTTGCAGCATTCCGATGGTTTTGGTGGGCGGGGTCAAAAAATGCATCCAGCATGTCGGCGATGCGCACAGAGCGATCTTCTGCGCGGGCGCCTTCATCGAAGTTCAGGCTGACGTGACCACCGGCTTCAGCATAGCGGCCCAGGTATTCACGTTCACCTGTGATAGCAGCCGTCACATCGGCTTCCACAAACCGATCACGTGCTTCAAAATCAGCCAGCAGGCGGTCTTTGGCTGGCTGGGGCAAGTTGCTGGCCGCGATCGTCGCACGCATAGTGCTGCGTGCTTCAATCATGCGGATACGCTCATTCACCTCATTGAGGTCAGGGACTTGGCTGGCGTTGGTGTTTTCGGAAGCCACGGCCTCGCGGTACGCGGTTTCCAGTTCGTCGTCTGTGATGTTAGCTTCATCACGCCCGTCAAATTTCTTCGGGTTATGCTTTTTCACGGCTTCAAGCATGCGAGTGCGCATGGTGTCCTGCTCCTTTTGTTGAGATTGGTCTACCGCTTCCACCATGCGAATTACACCGCCGCCAGCACCTGGCTCCACGATGAGATCGACAGAGGAAACTTTGCTGATGGATTTCGCCTCGCGGTAACGGCGGCCTCCCTTGTTGACGTTCTTGCTGCTACCGTCGGCATCAATGCTGAAACCGAACAGGTGGGTCATATCCCGCGATACCGCTTCACGGAGCTTGACGGCGGTAGCGCCCTCAGGCTCGATGAGTTCAAAAATGCCCTGCAACTGGCCCTGATCCGCGCCAGCGCCTTCAACAAACCTGACTTCGACGATCTGGCCGATCAGTTGACGGAAGTCCTTGCCTTCGCCTTTGAGGTGTTCGTTGTCGGATTTTTCAAACACCCGCACACGCTCAAAGCGCGGCGCAGCTTCACGAAGCACAGCATCGGGGTAATAGGTGTTATTGAGGGAAAGCCCTGCCTTGATGACGCACACCAGGTAGCGGCCATCCTTGGTGTTGGCCTCAATGAAGGAGACGGCCTCGCGGATGGGCACGAACTCTTCCTTGACCTCGACCGGGTCGCCCAGGATCGCCTGGTTGTTGTCATCAATGGTGTAAGAAAACTGCCACTTCTTGCCGTCCTTGCAGACAATCGCGCGATCAGGGTAAATGGCTTCCATCTCCACCCACGCATCGTCCTGTAAGGGGAAGAGCTTTTTCCCGATCGCGTTGCGTACCAGGTCAATCACGGCACGAAACTCCGTTGTCGCCTCACGCATCAGGTGGGTGCCGGTGAGGCCTTCGGCTGGGGGAAGTTTTACTTTCATTTGTCGGCGTACAGCTTGCGGCCATCGATAGTGACCACACCTACGCGGTCACCGAGATCAACGAAATGAAAAACTTCCGAAGGTCCAATACCAACCAGGTCGGCAGCATCCAGGCTCGTCAGTGCACGATCAGTGCCGGTATTTTCAGCAGCATCCGATGAAGTGGTGGTGTCAGCTGCAGACGTGGAGGTTTCCACTGCCGTGGTAGTCACGCCGCCGGCATCAGCGGGGGCAGCAGTGCTCGCCGTATTGGTTGCCGCTGGAGGTGCAGCAGTCTTTTCGGCGGCGGGTTTGGTGCTTTTGGGGTTTGCCATTCTTGCTCCTAAGGTTGATGGTGACGGTAAAGTCGATCAAGCGAGTAGGAACAATCGTAGGCGAGCGGGCCTCGTTTATTGCTTAAACTAGTTTAGGGGTTTTCAGTAAGGAGAGGACTTGCAGAGCCGCCAGGGCGACGGCTCGAGGGCGAGCATTAGGACTTGCGCGCAGCGATCATGTCTTTCAAGCGTGCGCTACTGTCTACCTTGTCTTGCCGCAAGGATGCGATCTCGGACGGCGTTAGCATCCGGGGAGCCTTTGAGCTTGAGGAGGTAGCGTCCTTCGCTTTCGGTAAGTCGGTCGAAGCCGTATCCGAACTGCGTGGACCACCATTGTTCAAGGGTTTCATAACGAAGCCTTAGTTGGTCGAGCGTTTCTTTAGTGATGGCCATTGTCGCGGAATACTCATGACCGGTCAATGTACTGGCAGCCAACACGCGACCACCTTGCCCCTCAATGTGGCCCTTCAGACTGGCGAGCGTTCCGCCCTGTGTCAGGGTGTCATCAAGGATGATTGCTGCCTGGCCAGCGGGGAAATACCCATCAAAGCTGGGATTGTTGGCCAGCCGATAAAAGCCATCGCCGCCTGTGCGCGATACCTTGGCCGCTTGGACGATGCTGGTATCGGTCTCCAGCCCGAGACGATTAGCCAGAATTTCTGCAAATGCCATCGGGATGCGGTTGATCGATACCGCCTCTTCCGCATGCACGGCAACCACAATGGGCTTTTCAGCGCCGATCAGTTCGGCAATCCTGGCCACGGCCGCATCCGACAGCAATGCATTGACCAGGTCAAACGCGGCCACCAGGTCGCCCGCCTTGGCAGCAGCATACATCGGGTGCAGTTTTGCCGCATTCAGAGGCTGATGGATCACGGCCGCAGGGAAATTCCCCCAGCTCGTGCGCGGCGCATTGGGGAGCGCATAGGCTGAAGTGCTTGCTGGGGGGCCATCAAGCAGCTCATTCAAACTCGGTCCCTTGCCCGCGTCCGCCAGCAGGCGTTTGGCCGGGCTGTATTTCAGCTCCTGCGCGGTGAATGGTTTTGCACCTGGCGTTGAAACCGTCCAGTTGACCATGTGAGGCAACAGCACGCAGCCGCAGTTGACCACTTGCTCGGCTGGCGCGGTCGGGTCGTGTGGATGCTGCATGGGCACACCTGCCACATCAAATGGCTCAGTCATCTTTCGGGTCTGGCCATCGATCGCATCATGGGCAATACGTGAATGCAGTTTGCCAGACCGACGCCACATCTTGCGCATGCCCGGCAACCTTTCAGCCGACTGCAAGAGTCTTCGATAGGTTGCAACACTGTAAACCCGGCCAAGCTCGGTACGCACGATCATGGTCGCACGTGCACGCGCATCCTCACCCAGCAAAGCCTGCACCTTGGCAGCCGCAGCGCCTGGGCTCTGTGCGCCCAGAATCACCATGCCCAGTTCAGTTTTGATCTTGCTCGCGGCCTGCGTGCCGATATCGCGGATGCGATCCAGCATGAAGGCATCCATTGCCTCGAGCTGCTGCGTGGATATTTGGCCCAGCATGCTACCAATCTGAATCCCGCCTGCCTCGACAGGCTTATCGACCAGATCCTGGCCAGCCTTCCATGCCGTTGTAATACTATTTGACACGACCGGACCAACGGCCGCCTTGTATCCGTCCAGGACGAGCTGCACCTCGGACTGCAGCTGGGTGAGACGCCACTGCTCATAGTCACTCGGCTGCGCGGCCAGCATGGTGGTGATACGTGCAGAGGCATCCTGCAGGAGCGCGACAATCTCATCCCGCGCGCCCTGTAACAAGGCAGAGCGACGCGCGATCTGTGCACGTCGCTCTGCGCGGAACGCTTTGTCCTGGGCGCTGGCCAAGGAACGTTACTCCTCGTTATCCTGGACTGGTGGCTCCGGAGGAATCTGAAAGCTGTCATCAGCTTGCTGTCGCTTCTTGGCATCCGCCAGCGCGGCCTTTGCTTCGGCTAAAACATCGTCCACATCCATTTCCACGCCCAGGCGGCCAGCAATCGCATTGACAATTTCCAGCGCTTTTTCTTCGGTGAGCAGCCCCTTGTCGACCAATATCATGACGGCAGATGCCACCTGCTGCAGCGCAGCAGCGTACTTGCTGATGTCCTTGCTCGTCATCTCGGGGAATATTGCCGTCACCTCCAGAGTCGGATCATCAAACTCGAGCTCGGTCACACCAGCCGCGATGTGTGCCTGGCGAATGGCATACAAGCCGATCGCTTCCAGCATGTGCTTGATGTACTGCTGCCGCTGGCTGAAGGTTTTGAAGGTAGGCTCACCCATTTCAGCGCCCACCGCCCGATTGACATCCCCGCCGCCGCCAAACCAGTGCTCTGGCAAGGTGGCCCCACCCAGCACATGGTTACGGAACAGGCTCGCGGCCTCTTTGGTTTCGCCTGAGTTGAGTGTGGGCGTCACGGCCTTCCACTCTTCCGCGTCATTGTGCACCCGGGTCGAGTTCGGCGCCGGTGCAGTAATGGTGGCGGCTTTGGCTTTGACTTGCTCTTCCGAGGCACCTTTGAGAGTGACATCCCACATAAACGCCCGCATAAACTGGGTGCGGTCCAGTTCACCAAACAAAAACTGGTCATAACCATCGATATAGTCTGCCTGCGCCAGCAGATCCGAGCGACCACGTGCGCCATCTGACAAGTCATTAATGGCAAAGTAGAAGCACTCGCCATCTGTGAAAGTTTCACGTATGCCCTGCGTGCGTGGGGTGAAGCAATCCTCAGGGCCGTTGATGATCACGCGGTATTTCCGCGCATCCCCCTTCTTGTCTTTGACCGTCACCACGCCAATCGGCTGCTCCGGGTTATCCGGGTCCATCACAACGGTAGCGATATGATTGGGATTGAGATAGCCCAGCCGCACCATCCCAGTGTATTTGTTCACAAAGACCGGGTAGCACTGTTCTCCATAAAGGCTCAGCTCTCGTACCTTCTTCGGCAGCTTGAGATCCATCGAGTTGATTGGGTCTCTCCAGAACCGGTCCAGCAACTTCTGGCTGGCCTCATCACCAGAGGTCAGCTTCACGCCTTCCCCAAGAATGTAGGCTGTCGGCAACTCGATCAGCCGGTTGGCCAGCAGATTGGATTGCCACAGGTGGAGCGCAATATCGCGCATGCGCTGCGCAGTCACCGGCGACAGATCACGTTTGCTATCACCACTGAGCGGTCGCCATTGCTCCTCATCGTCGTCAATGGTCACCCCGGCGGCCTCCCGGAGCACCGACTTTTCAACCGGAGGCTGACGCTCGGTAGCGGCCGATTTCATTTCCTCCAGGAGCTGATCCTGTGCCTGGCGTTTTGCGCCAAACCCGGTAAGTCGGTTTATCAGGGTGTTGATCATGATTTCAATCCTTCACTAATGCCTTCGCGAATCGCATAGCGCGCTTCAAAGTGGGTGGTCGGTATGCTTGCCTGCTCAATACAAAAAAAATCGCTCTAATCGCGTTTTCTTGAAAACATGGAGGTCCGTATACGGCCATGTGACGAACTGGTGGCATACAGAGCCTGAAGGTTGGGAGCAGCGATGCTAATGCCAGCAGAGGGCTCCATGCCTGCACCAGCGGCTTCAATGCCCAAGGCGCCTGCCCAGAATCTGTCCGCGTGGCCATTGCTCGTGCTTTCCGCAACAAAGCGGATGTTGCCTGCGGTGGTGGTCACCTTCTTCACGGCTCGCAGATCGGCACGCACCTGCGGACGGTTCGGGATGCGGATTTTCTTGTCTTCCATGCGGCCACGGAAAGGGTAAGCCAGCGACTCTTTCACGGGGCCCGTAAAGGTCACCCCTTCGACGCGGTATTCCCCGAACTTCTTCTGGGCATCGTCCACCCATCCAATACCCAAGCCGGTCTTATCGATGCAGGTACGCTCCATAAGGGCGATCAGTGGCCAGAGCACTTCTTCCTGTGCAGGCTTGGTCATGTTTTGCAGCTCGATAATCTTGCGGGTGTAGAGCACGTCGCCCAAACGCTCGAAGATCCACATCACGGTCAAGTCTTTTACTCGGCCAATATCAATGCCTGCATAAAGCCTGCCTCGCGCAGCCACCAGTTGATCGTAGTCATACTCCCACTCTTCGCCGGAGGCGTATTCACAACTGGCGATCAGGTCATACTCCAGAAATGCCGCATCATCATCAGCAGGCTGGCACATGTACTCCTGCAGAAAGCTCTCTTCATCCGCGCAGCTATTGCGGATGAAATCAAAATAGGCCGCCTCGTCCATTTCCTGGCGGGGGTCATCGTCCGGGAGTGCCTGCTGCAGCTTGTATAAAAAACCCTGATCCAAGGCGTCCTGCAGGGTGACGGTGTGCAAGCTGATGTTCTTGGGGTTGCCGTTTTCCTTGATCTCGCGAATCAGCTGATTGAAGAAGTTATGCGAGCCACGGTGGGTGGAGATGATCTCCATCGATCCGCCCCAGGTAATGCCCGGGTATGCGATCGACCACAGCTTGCGTGGGTCCGGGTGCAAGGCGAACTCGTCCAGGATACGGCCGCCACGCTTACCCGCTTGGGCATCTGGGTTACTACTCATGGAGTGGATGCGCTTGCCACTGGCGAACTCCAGCACGTAGGCAGTCAGTTTGTTTTTTTCGTCAATGACGATTTCGCCCATATCCCGGGCGGCAATACTGAGCACCTTTGCCCACATCTTGCAATCTTCGATGAAAAGCCTGGCTTGCAGATCATCCCGGCTGGATACCCATTGATCATTACGCGCCCCGGCTTTGGCTGTACGTTCGTCGGCAGCGTAGGCCGTGCTCCAGGAGAGACCGATCTGCCGTGCCTTCTGCATCAGCTTCAGAATGGATTCATCCTGTACCCATCGATGCTGATAGGGCAGGAAAATACCATCTGCAGGCTTGACCTTGGCATTACCCATTATTTGTTCATGCCCAATACATCACGGCGAATGATCTCAATCGTCTCCGCAGAGACGCCAGCAGCCTTGGCCGACTTGCTGGCGGCCTCTGCGGCCTTGAGGCGCTCCTCCTCGCGGACCTTGTCTTCCATTTCCGTGCGCCATTTTTTCTGATTCACGCTGGCACGCGCCATGATCGATACCGACTTCATGGCACTGGCCAGAATCTTCACGCGCTGGTCCGGCTCCATCTTCTCGGCTTCTTCCATCGCCAGGATCGCCTCAAACATTTCAGTCTGCATCAGGCCGAGGATCGCCTCGCTGCGGGCATCCCCTTCATCGGGTGCAGCGTCCACAATCGACTGTGCGGCTTCGGTGCTGGCCTTGATGGCGGCGAGCTTGTTCTCCAAGGTTTGGCCATAGCGGTGAACACTGCTTTTGCTGATGGCGAACCCGCGCGCCTTCAGCTCGGCGGCGAGCAGCTCGTAATCGCTGAAATTCTTCTCAGCCAGCGCGTGGTCAAGCCACTTCTTGACCTCGGGAGGGAGATTGAGCACTTGGGAGCGCTTGGCCATTACAACTCACCAGGTGTAGGTTTACGAACGCCCGGGTAAATGGCGCGGCCTTCGGCAATCTCAAGCCCTCGCCCAGTAATGGTGGCAATCTGATCGCCGATACCGCTCGGCGTCGCGGTTAACAGCCCCTGGTCATGTAACCATTGAATATCGCCGTTGATTTGATCCTGCGTCGGTTTCTGCCCAAGCCCGTCAACAAAGCGAAGCAGCAATAAGGAATGCGCCGTATAACTGGCCGAAGCGGAGAGCGCCTTCAAGATGAGGTAACGGCGGTCAGCCGTAAGAATGTCCTGGTAAGTCATTTGCGCTCCATGAGGGTTTGGTGAATCAATGCCATCGTGCGGTTGTTGGAATTCATCTGGCCCTCGATATTGGCCACGCACTCAGCCACATCGCCGATCTGGTCTTTCACCTGGTTGATGCGCTCATATAACTTGGCCAGATCGTCATGCGTCGGCGTTTTCTGGGCGATCGTTTCAATTCGCACAATTCGCTCTGAAATGCCGTCAAACTTGACGTCGATCTCCTGCTCCATCTTCGAGATGCGGTCTGAGTTCACCTTGTTTTTATTGACCAGGTGCACATAGAACGCCAATGCCCAATTCATCAGAACATTCACGCAGGAAACACCTGCAGCAAGCCAGGCCGCGACCGATCCTTTATCCACGTTTAAGACTTTCTTCAAATATCTCCTGGCAGCCCACGCAACGTGTGCACCCAAGGATTGCCTGGCGGCGTTCTTCAGGAATAGGCTCATCGCAGTCCTCACAATGGGTGAGTGACGTTCCCACAGCGATGCTTCGTTCGTGCTGACGAGCCAAGGCTTCATCTCGTTGGCGCTGCTCAAGCGCCTGTGCTCTGTCAAACTGGTCCATCTAATTCCCTAGCTCTTCATTCCGTTCTGTTAGTTGGATATCCACCCACCGACCCCAACAAAATAGTTGGTGTCGATCGGCCCGCTCATCGGCTGGTCTACGGTGGCAATGCCGCCAAAGTGAACCGCCTTGATCTTGAAAAGACTTTGCCGGGCTTCCAGCCTGGCAGCAGGCGTGCCGTTGGCGATGCCTGCAAACATGCCGATCTCGGTTTTGTGATTCCAGGCAAACCAGGGCGAGGGCTCGAGGGTTTCGTAGGTCTGAAATTTGCCGGTTTCAACATCCACTAGGCTGGTAATGGTTCGCGGGTGATCACTGGCCTCGATGCGTGAACTGGTGACCACTTGCAGGGCATCATCATCTTTCACGGCTTGAGGCAACTTGATGCCATTTTTAAGCGCGGCCGGGTAAGTCTTGATCGTGCGATTGGGGGTTTTAATTGGCGTGTCCACCGTGGGTTGTTTGGCCACCTCGGGCGCAGGAACGGCGAGTTGAGGGGTATTAACGGGAGCCGTAACGGTAGGCTTCTTCAGCATTGCCGTGATAAATAAATACGCAATCACTAAGACAAAAAATACGATGATCACGCGGAGCACCGCACGCATTGCTCGCTTTTCAAATTCTTCATATGTCATGCTTTTCTCCATACTTCATCGCAATCAACTTGCTGACGGCACCATGTCCACCAACCACGCCCAAGTAATACAGCCAGATTTCAGGCGATGCTGGAGCTTCTCCCCAGTTCGCTCGTAAAAAGGCAATGGTGGCCGCAAGGTAGGCGATATTGGTCCATAGCTTGGTGTGGCTGATCTCACTTGTGCCGCTGCTGCAGATGAGGTTGCTTAATCGCACAAGCAGCTCACTTGATCAGGCCGAGCAGCGCCAGCACATGACAAACCGGAATCGCGATCGCAACCAGGGCAAGCACTATCCAGGTCTCTTCCATTTTTTCCGGCTTCATATTGATGGCCTCCTGTAGGTAAATTGATCAGCACCAGGGCACCCAACAGCCCCATGCAAAACACCCACCAGACCTCTGTGGCAATAGCAGTCACTGTGCTCATCAGCAAAACAGCCAGGCCGATGATCTCAAAGATGGAAATGCGGGTGATGGTATTCATGGCTTGAGCACCGCACTGTCAGGCGGTGTCATGTCGGATGTAAGCCAGTGGCTCACGTCAAAACCTGGGCAGGTCTTGAGCCATTCAAAGGGCTCGACAATGCCGTTCTTGTTTTGATCAGGCGAGAGGTCACGATGCCCGCACACGCGGGCGCTGGTGTAGCGATTGTGCAGCTGGGTAACGAGGGCTTTGAGGCTTACCCATTGCTCATGGGTAAAGTGGTCCGTGCCCACCATGCAAATACCCAGGGAGGACTTATTGAACCCGGCAACATGGGCGCCAACTTCATCCACATGGCGGCCGGTGACAACCGTGCCGTTGGTATAGATGACAAAGTGATAGCCGATGTGAGGGAGGTCAGGATTCTGGAGCTTGCACCA